CCATTCTCAATCACTGGAATAACATCTGAAAAAACATTTACTGCTGATGTTGGAATATGTACAATTCCACATACTTACGTTGGACAGGGAACTGCTTCTCCGTATTATTCAGATTTAACATTCGGTTCAGGATATCGTGGATCAGTTGCAATTGGAATTACTGATGAAGTTTACAATCATAAGTTTGTTAGAGCAGGTATTAATTCAATTACTGCAAATACTGGTGCAACATTTACTCCTACAAATGCAATCTATGAATCTCATACTGGTCAATTATTATTAACTATTGCAAATCATGGTTTAGTTGCTGGTACAAATACAATTGGTATTTCAACAGAATCATTAGTCTTTAGTTGCTCAAGAGACAATTATAAAACTGATCATGGTTATCCACGTACAACTGATCCTGCACATAATGCCAATTTAGCAATTGGTGCTACTTCAATTAATACTCTTACTGTAAATGTCGGACCTGGTGGTGGATCTGGAACAGGTGCAAATATAACTGCTACAGTTGGTCTTGGTGGAACTCTTGCATATGCAATAGGTGCTGGTGGTACTGGTTATATTAATCCAATTGTATTAGTACCACAACCAGCATATGAGAATCTATCTGTGACTGGTATTTCTAGATTGGGTGTTGGAGCAACAACAGATACTGGTGTTGGGCAATTAGTTAATATTGAAGTTGGTCCATCTGGTATTGTAACTGGTATAGGATCTACTTTATCAACAGCAATATCATTTAATGTTATGAGAGAAGGACACTCATTTAAAATTGGAGATAAATTCAAACCTGTAGGATTAGTAACAGCAAGAGGTGTTACAACCATGACTGATGTTGAATTTACTGTTTTAGATACATTCTCTGATAGGTTTACATCATGGAACTTTGGACAATTCGATTACATTGACAATACAAGCGATCTTCAAAATGGTGTTAGAACAAGATTCCCCTTAAGATATAACGGTGAATTATTATCATTTGAAATAGATCCTATAGATCCAGACTCTCAACTTATAGATTTGGATAGTTTATTATTAATATTCATTGATGGTGTAATTCAAAATCCTCAAGAAGCATACACATTTGAAGGTGGAACTACATTTACATTTACAAATGCTCCAACTCCTGAAGATAATATTGATATATTCTTCTTTAGAGGAACAACTGGTGAAGATAGTACTGCTGTTTCAGTTAAAGAGACGATTAAAAAAGGTGATGTATTACAAGTATCTAATTTAGGTATAACAACTGCACAAACATCTAGAACTGTTGCTGGTATCACTACTTCTGATACTTTACAAACAAATGTTTATGTTGGATTGGGTATAGATGAAAATAATTACAAACCTCTTAATTGGACAAAACAAAAGACTGATAAGATCATAAATGGCGAAATTGTCTATAAATCTAGAAATTCTATTGAAACATTAGTATATCCATCAGCGAAAATTATAAAAGATGTATCAACAACTGATAATGCAATCTATGTGGATAATGCTCAATTCTTTAATTATGAGGAAAACGAATCATCTATTAATATACTTGATCAAGTATCTGGATTAATTCTTCCATCTGTAGATCCAGTTGGTGCTGGTATAACTGCGGTAATTGCTGCCAATGGTACAATTTCATCGCTTGTAATTAACAATGGTGGTAGTGGATATGTTGGATCATCTGCTACAATATCCATTGCATCTCCCGTAGGAGTAGGAACAACTGGTACTGCAACAGTTACTGTAAGTAATGGTGCTATAAATGGATTTACAATTACTAACGCTGGAGGTGGATATTCAGTATCAAATCCACCAGCAGTGATTGCATCTTTCCCTAAATTCTCAAATGAAGTTGTTGCTTCAATTGAAACTATTGAAGGATTTTCTGGTATCGTAACTGGTATTACTACAACCACTGTAGGAGTATCAACACTAGGATTGAAGTTCTTCTTGAATAAACCAGCATCTAACTGGGGAAATCTTTCTGCAGGTGATCCGATATATATCTATGACACTACAATCGGTGCAGGTGTAACATCACTTGCCACTAGTGGTATTGATGGTAATGTTGTTGGAATAGGAATTTCCTTCTTCGATAATATATACCATATACAATCTATAACCTCATCAGGAACTAATGCTGAAATAATTACAAACATTCATTCAAATGCTGGATCGAGTGTAAGTGGTATTTCATCTCTTGGTTCAGTTGAAATGGGTAAATTCTCATGGGGTAAATTATCTACCGTGACTAGATCATCAACACCTATATCAATAGGTGTAACTGGACTTACTGTTGGACTAGCAACAGCGTCTGGAATATCCACATTCCCAACCATCCAAAGACGTAATTATGGCATCAATAATGGCGGTGCGTTAAAAGCGGATCTTGGGTAGTATAAATATAGAAAAAAGCTGACAATAATGGCTGCAATTGTAACAGATCAATTTAGAATATTAAACGCAAGTAACTTTGTAGAGTCCGTTGAGAACTCTTCAAATTCATATTATGTCTTTGCTAGTCTTCCTAATCCTGCTCCAGCAACAGTCGGATTTGGAAGAACTGGTTCAGATGTAGCAAATTATAATTCTAATGTCCCATCTCCAGTAGATAGTATTAATAATACTAATCATGTTTCCGATACAATGTTATTCGGTAGAAGAATTGGTGATGCCAATGTAAGAAGATTGGTTAAAAAACGTACTTGGACATCAGGTACCACTTATGAAATGTATCGTCATGATTATTCAATTAATACACAATCTCCTCTAACACAAGAGTCTAGACTTTATGATACAAACTACTATGTAATGAATAAAGACTTTAATGTCTATATTTGTGTTGATAATGGATCATCAGGAATTAATACAAATGGTAATGCATCTAAAGACGAACCATTATTTACTGATGTAGAACCAAGTAAGGCAGGTGAAAGTGGTGATGGATATATTTGGAAGTACTTATTTTCTGTAGCACCAAACGACATTATTAAGTTTGATTCTACAGACTTTATAGCAGTTCCTAATAATTGGTCATCTTCAACTAATGCACAAATAACTGCAGTTAGAGATAATGGAAATTCTTTAGTAAATAATAACCAAATTAAAAAAGTTTATATTGAAAATCAAGGATCTGGATATTCACCAAACATCAGTGGTTTGGAAGTTAATATATTAGGAGATGGTAGTGGTGGAAAAGTTGTTGTAGATACAAACAATCTTGGTAAAATTACAAGTGCTACTGTATCTGCTGGTGGTAAAGGATATAGTTTTGGTATGGTTGACTTGGGAACCATAAATTCTGGTGTTTCAACTGTTAATGCTGCTAAATTAGTTCCAATCATTCCACCATCAAATGGACATGGTTATGATCTTTATAAGGAACTTGGTGCAGATAAAGTTTTAGTATATGCTCGTTTTGACGATTCTACAAAAGATTTTCCAATTGATACAAAATTTGCTCAAATTGGAATAATTAAAAATCCAAATCAAGCAGGATCATCAACAACTACATTTACAGATGCTAAATTTTCATCTTTATCTGGCATTAAATTTAGTAGTGTAAGTGGAACATTACCTACTGCTGGAACTGTAATTAGACAAAGACAGGTAAGTAGTGGTGGAGATACTGCTAAAGGTTATGTTGCATCGTATGATTCTGAAACTATGGTTTTAAAGTATTTTCAAGATAGATCATTATTCTTTAATCAAGATACTGACGACCAATCTGATTATGTTGGAGTATCTACAAGTGCAAAAATTGAACCGTTTTTATCTTCAGTCGATGCTGTAGAAACTTCTGAAGGTTTTTCTGGTACAATTGATACTACATTTACTGATAGTAAAGTTAATCCAACTGGTAATAAAGTTATCAGTCTAGATACAGAGTTTACATCAGGTCTCTCAATTCCAGAGATAAATAAAGGAACAGGTGATATAATTTATCTGGATAATCGACCACTTATCTCCCGAAACTCAAGGCAGAAGGAAGACATCAAAGTTATATTGGAATTTTAAGAAATGCCACAAAAAACTAATTTAAACATAAGTCCATATTACGATGACTTTGATAAGACTGATAATTTTTATAAAGTCTTATTTAAGCCAGGATTTCCAGTACAAGCAAGAGAATTAACATCATTACAATCAATATTACAGAATCAAGTTGAATCATTTGGTTCTCATATGTTCAAAGAGGGATCAATGGTGATTCCTGGTGGTATTGCATATGATTCAGAGTATTATTCAATTAAACTTAATTCAGAACATTTAGGTGTTCCTATCTCATTATATGTTGATAAATTAGTTGGATTAAGATTAACAGGTCAAAATTCAGGTGTAAGTATCGTAATTGACAAATATTTGTTACCATCAGATTCTACAGAAGTATCAGATATTACATTCTTTATCAAATATGTAAGTTCAGGTGCTAATAATGATGGTTCTTCTCTAGAAGATGGTGAAAGATTATTAACTGAAACTACATTTGCTTATGGTAATACGGTGTTTAACGTGGGTGATAGTGTAGTAACTCTTATATCTGATAATGCTTCTTCAGTTGGTTCAGCAGCAGCAATATCAAACGGTGTTTACTTTATAAGGGGAACTTTTGTTGATGTATCTGCAGATAAAATAGTTTTAGATCCATATACAAATACACCATCATATAGAGTTGGTTTAAGTATTCAAGAAGAATTAGTAACTGCTAAAGATGATGATGGTTTATATGATAATGCCAGAGGATTTACTAACTTTGCAGCACCAGGTTCTGATAGATTAAAAATAGCTCTCATTTTAACAAAGAAATCTATTAACGATACAAGTGATAAAACATTCGTAGAATTATTAAGATTAGATCAAGGAGAAGTTAAAGTATTAAATAATAAACCTCAATATAATTTAATTCGTGATTACTTTGCAAAAAGAACTTTTGAAGAGTCTGGAGATTATACTGTAGAAGGTTTTGGAGTTCAAGTTGCTAATTCATTAAATGATGGTTTATCAAATGAGGGTGTATTTAAATCTGACCAAAAAACAGATCAAGGTATAGAACCAACTGAAGATTTAATGGCAGTTAAGGTATCTCCAGGTAAGGCATATGTTAGAGGATTTGATATTGATAAAGCAGGAACAACAATATTAGATGTAGAAAAACCAAGAGATAAGGGAAAAGTAGATTCTGCTTTAGTTCCTTTGGCATTAGGAAATAAAATAAAGGTTAATAATGTACAGGGAACACCATTTATAGGTATTAACAATAATCATACCATTAGTTTATCTAATTTAAGATTGGGATCTGGTACAATTACATCTGCTCCTGGTACTGTAATTGGAGAGGCAAGAGTATATTCATTTAGTTTAAGTGATGCTGCTTATAGTAATGATGCTAGTTCATGGGATCTATACTTATTCGATGTACAGACATATACTCAAATAACAACTAATTTAGCACTTTCTAATACTGAATTACCTGCAACTTCATATGTTGAAGGTATTAGTAGTGGTGCTTTTGGATATGCTGTAAGTCAGGGTGGTGGAAATACATCTCATATGTTAGTTCAAACTTCTGGAACATTTATAAAAGGTGAACCAAT